ACCATCCGCCACATGGATTCGGTGCAATACTGGATTTGCACGACCACAACTAGATCGTAATCAGCGCCCTTAAAACGCGAACCCTGGTGAACATCACAGTAAGAAACAGCCGTGATGTTATCATCGGGCCAGATGCCCACCAGGATGGAAGGACACAACACAAGCACCCTCCGATCCTCTGGCAGCGGAACACTCCACACATCACCGTGTATAATCATAGTGGTATCAGTCATCGGGATAACTACAAGCCGCTAACATACCGACACCAGCGCCCATACAAACGCCAATCAGTGACCAGTAGTGAAATGAAAACCCAGCACCGACCAACGTAAACCCTATAAATAGGTAGTATTTATCACTCATAACGACACCTCTTCAAGTAATAACGCCGTGTAAGATATTAAATCGATGTAATCATCACCATGAAAAACTCCCTGTGAAGCCCTGGCTAATTTAACGGCCATCAATGTTTGAATCACGATGTTAGCGTCAATCTGAACAGTACCTGGATACATCAGATTAAATATGGCTGCCGCTTTCTCAAACGAACGCTCGCCATCTTCTTGATCACGCATCTTGCCCCGTTCTGTGATGATGTCCGCTGCATCCCGCAAATGTTGATCTGCTGTAACTGGTACTGCAGGCTGACCAGTCCAGTTACCACCACTGATGCACATGCCGCATTCATCAGCATCACTCTCACACGTGCCACACTGGCTATATCGTTTATTCATTCTTCCACCTCCACTTCGATTTCAGTCCAGTCAGCTTTAAATACAACACCACATCCAGTAACCCTTTCCGCCGCCTCAGCGTCACGATAAAATAATTCTGTCATGGCGACGTCTTTGCCATCAACAACCACAAACTGCCACATTTTCACCTTCTGCTTGGGTTCTTTGTAGATTTCCCATTTACCATCTTTCCCTAGCGTTAAATTCGATTGACTGCCATCTTGGTATTTAAAATAACCATCGACAGTGCAATAATATATAAATTCACCCGACATTTTTTCTAATTTAACCTTATCACCACTAATCATTGCCTGTATTGCTTCACGTTTATTCATTCATCCACCTCCACTTCGATTTCAGAGCCTTCGACTTTTCGCCATTTAGTCACATTTACCGCCATAATGTAATTCATTGAATAGCTCATAACCGCCACACCTTCTCAACGTTAGCAGGATTATAATTCTCGCCCTTGGTAACTTTCCCATCAGCCCGCTTTTTAGCGCCTATTTTAGAATTGTTTGAGACCATCACCTCATTGAAAGTGGCACCCAAATCAAAGCCGTAGGCGTTTGCTGTGCCGTAAGCAAGGACTAGAATATCCGCCAGCTCTTTAGCGACATTTGGCAGGTCACTTTTAAGCTCGCCTTGTAAATATTCAGCAAACTCTTCCCTTAATAAGCTGACTCTTAACTCTAGCTTCAGTAAAATCATGCCATTCTTGGTTCATAATTTAATACCCTTCATCTAATATTCGTTTTAGTTCTAACTCTTCCAGTTTATCTTCAATGGCTGTTCTACGTTCCGCTGCTTCAGTATCAACAGGCGCACGTCTTTTAACACCACGGCATCTGGCATCTAAATCATTCTCAACATACGCATTACCAAAGTGGCCGTTCTTCCAAGCTATTGAATTGTCTTTCTCATCACTCATGGGTATACCCTTCTTATTATAGGTTTAGTTAAAGTCTGCATCCAAAAGGCGAACCACAACCTTCATCAGCTAGTAAATCAGGATATTCAGAATTTACACGTTTGTTCTTATGTCCATACTTAGCCCAGGCCATAACACCGTATATACCCATTGCGCCAAATCTTTTAGGGCGATACATGGTTTTACCAATCTCGACTTCCAAGCTGTTTACCCGCTCAATCTGTTCTTTTGTTAATAAGTTGAAGTCAGCACGATTGGCATTTACGCAAGGGCTACACTCTTGTGACCTATGAGCTAATAGCTCAAGCCCTGAACGCTTACATAAAACGTCTCTGGCTTCGTTAGTATGTTTGTAAAGTGGGTGCCATATAGTTCTGCCACCGTGATAGTCAGAGTTTTCAATAAACTCAGGTGTCTCAGCTCTAGCTCTTGATTCTGCTCGACGCTTACCAATTAACACAACTGCGCGACATTCTGTGTCGTAGTCATCAAGCCAGGTTAAAAATGGGATTCCTTTTAAATGCGCTGTGCAGAACTGCTGGGCGTTTCCTGGGAACCCCATTTTCATTCTACACAATTCCTCCATGCCCATTGACTGAATGCGTACAACAGTGAAGCCATACTTTCTTGCCAGTGCTTCCCCTTTTTCCACACGTTCATGCCAGTTAGGTGCAGACCAACCAGTATCGCAGTATGCAACTACAACGTTTTTCATTCCGCATTCATATGCGTATTGAATTAATGCAATTGAATCGTTTCCGTAGCTTGAGCTGATTACGTTCATTTGATTCTCCAATTATAGGTTTATTTGACTTAGCAGTGTTAAAGCCTCGCCAGGTTGCAGTTGTAACAAACAACAAACAATCACGAAAGAAATCGGTGACAATGCCAGAACACATAACATTACGTCTTTCATGTCCATGCCCCCATTATCATTTGTGTTGCGGTTAGTAACATTGTTACAAGCGAGCAGTGCAGGGCTATTATTATCAGCTTCATTTTACAGCCCTCAATCGTTCAGGCATCGGTCGATAATCACCATATTCAAGATGGCCAGTTCCACAACACCACGGACAGGTTTTAACACTGACCTTAAGTTTTTTGGTTTTATGATCACGCTTATCACGCACCAGAATCCCATGACCGTTACACGCCCCGCATTCTCCGAAAATAGAAGTGTGCATGACGAAATGACTCAAGCCGGATTTAATCGTTTTTGTTATCTTAAGCATCTTACTGTGCCTCTTTTATTGTTGTTGGTTAATCGCAGTCCGCAAACGCTAAAACAGCGTTCTTATAGTTCCCCCACCATTGCAGTGCGTCGTGGTCCATTTCGTTAATATCATGGTCAGTGAACGATTGCCATTCGTGCACCCTATGACCTTGGCATCCAATTTGTATAAAATCATCACAGCAAACCACATGGTGTGTTTCAAATTGAGCCGACCTAATAACCGACCCATCACCAATGGCACCATATAAATAGGCACCACGTAAATCGGCACCACGTAAATCGGCATCAGTTAAATTGGCACCACGTAAATTGGCACCATATAAATAGGCACCACGTAAATCGGCACCACGTAAATCGGCATCAGTTAAATTGGCACCACGTAAATTGGCACCATATAAATCGGCACCACGTAAATAGGCATCAGTTAAATTGGCACCACGTAAATTGGCATCAGTTAAATTGGCACCACGTAAATTGGCACCATATAAATTGGCATCAGTTAAATTGGCACCACGTAAATCGGCACGAGTCCCACCTTCTTCGTTACTTAACCACTTAAGGTGCAGTTGTAAAATGGATTCAATACCCATGTTTGTCTCCCGTTGTTGTTGGTTACTGTAATAAAGAATAGAACACCTTGACCGTTTCGTCAAGTACTAAATACATCGTAATTTGGAACTCTATACCCTCGTTTACCACAAGACTTACAAGGCTTGTAACCCAACCCTCGTAGATAGCTGCCAGCTTTGTTTAATGTGCTTTTGTTCAGGCGGTCTATGCCTGCTCTGGTACATATCTCGCTGACCGTTAAGTGAACCTCTCCAACCACGGCATCATTGGCAAAGTAGCTATCTAACGCATCGTTCACAGGATCAACAGCTTTAAAGTTTTTGTTGTATTCAATGACTCTTCTGTTTTCCATTCGATCAAGCCAATGGTTTTCCTCAAGACCGTCCACCTCGGCCCACAATTGCTGCATGTCTATATCGTGATTGTAGTCCAGCGCGGTAACTGATATTGGCCAGAATCGACGATCACCAGAATCATCCTGGAGGAAATTGCTACTATTGACCGATGCACCGTGGCTTGTCCGTCTTGCGAAAATGCTAGCAAGTCTAGCGTAAGGTAGTCTGATTTCGTCGCGGCCGTTGGATAAATACGCCATCAGACGTTTAACATCAGCGGCTTTAAACGTGCTGTCTAACTCTCCTAGCTCAACTATCCAGTAACTGAGTGCTTTTTTAATGCTGTCTTTGTCTGCTGTATCTAAAATGTGACCATCTAAAATCCAATCGCTTGGGCATAGTGATTTAAACCAGGATGTTTTACCCTCACCACCCGCTTCAGACTGCAGAACCAGCACGTATTCAAACCGTTCTATTTTCTCCTGCACAATGCTGACAGTGCCAATCAGCCATTTGCGGAACATCATGCATGCGGTTTCTCGGTTCTGGTCAGGCGCTAGGGTTAGCGTGTTGAATAACTGTTCGATCCTAGACACGCCATCCCATTCAACGCTGTGAATCCACTGAGCAACGGGGTTAAACTGGTGTCTGTCAGCCTGTGAAGTCACACCATGTTCTATGAATCCAGTGGCGAAGTCGTTAAGACCGCATATACTGTGAATGGTGCTTAAATTAGCGTTACCACTGTTGTCAGTGCCTTGATTCATGCCAGCACCCGCTATGATTACGTCTTTTGCGACCACGTTGTACGCTATGTGGATGTCATACCGGTGCATTAGAACATCGAAATTGGCTTGCGTGGCCTTCGGTTTACTGGTGGTTTTTAAATGTTGAGGATCAAATTCGGTGAATGCTAGTGGTTGTGAAATCTTATATTTTACTGTGTCGTTCGATGGCCCGTGAGCGTTGCTCATGTGTTCAATTGTCACAGGTTCGCGGCTTGCGCCCACTGGTAAATCAGCACTACCAAACCCAACTGTAGCGGGGTGTCCTTCGCCTTGCCCTGCCTGTGTGTTGCCACGGTAAACTGAATTCACAACAGCGGTAATTTCTTTAGCATCTAACCCAGCGTAACCGGTCATTAAACTAGCGCAAACGGTTTGACTCAGTGCGTGGTATTGCCGCAGATGTGCAACTATTTTATAACACGAGTCGTTACGATGACCGTTAAGTGCTGCTGGCTGGTCTGTAATGTATTGCGATGCAGCGGTTATATTCACCACGCTATCATCTGTGTGTATTACCAACTGACCACCATCACTGTTAGGTGTACTAGCACCGCCACCGGTCAGTTTGGTAACTCGACCGCCTAACCCTTGAATTAATCGCTTCCATATATCATCTAATTGAGCAACCGTGACGGTAGTGATTTCACCACTCACCGACTGGTCTGCACCACTGGGATGCTTGCCAGACACAACCACTTGCTGACCGTCTCCAAGCAGCTCAATAGCACCGTGGTCTAGTATGATCTTACGCTTTGACTGTAACAGTTCACCCTCTGCAAGCTTGGTGATCAACACTATTCTTGGTGAGTTGTTACGACTGCGTGTAGCGGTGGGGCCAATTACTGACCTAACCACATCACCAACCCACTTCGCTAACGCTGGATCATCAATATCTACGTCAATGCTTGGATGATAGCGTGTCCTAAGACCGATATTATGTTCGGGCCATTGCGACCATGTTTGAATATTAGGCTTTAAATCGCCCCAACCATGTACTGCAGTCCAATCCCCTGTGGACTGACAACAAGCGGGCTGTTTCCCTGGTGAATTCAGATTTAACGCGGTCGCTGGTGCAACAGGTATGACTTCGCCAGCGACCCCCATGTCTATAAAACTCTGGTAATCTGTCATTATTATTATACCCAGTATTGTTTAAATGCTTTCTCTTTTAGTTGTGCTGTCGCCGTTAATGCTACTGGATGATTATCTACTAGACCCTCAGCAATGACTGTTAATATTTCATTTTCAACAGCGTGTTTCATAACCTCAGATTTAAGACCTGTAACAGTACCGAAGTGGTAATTCACAGCACCGTTGGCTACCTTAGCTAAACTTGCAACTGCATCGCGCGTGATTGCTTTAAAGTTTTGAGAACTTGCGATCTTAATTGCAGCTTTTAGAATTCTCTGTTTCGTTAAATCTTTCATGTGCTAGCCTTCGTAGTTTTACTGTTCATCACAATACGCATCACGACATAAGAATCACCGTCTGAACTTGCACCAATGTCCGCCGCTTCAGTGCAAGTCGTAACACCATGAACTGTTTTCATCTTTGACCCAAATTCATCAAATATATGAATGATGTATTTACCTCGTGCGTATTTGTTATTCATGACCCGAATTCCCCAGTGTTGTTAAACTCAGCATAACCACCCAGACGGGTAACTAAATTCAGAAACGCTAGCTGTGCCTTTTCCCTCGGCGTGTCCGTATAACCCCAGGCTTCTTTTTTACACTCAACAGCGACAAATTGACCAATAACTGTACCGACCATTTCCTGCGTTATATGAATTGGTCTGATACCGATCAAGTCACTGGATTTTAATTTCCGGTTCATTTTCTTAGATTCATTACACAACCCGTAGCGAATATGGCGACCGTCTGTTGTTTCTGCTGCACCTACATTGTTACGCCACAAACGCCACCCACCATTGCTTGCGGCTTCCCTGCATTGCTCTTGTACTTCTGATTCTCTTTTACTCATATTTTAATTCTCTCGTTTAATGCACTGGCATCATCACAACCTAACGCTTGTGCGCTCAGCCAATCGATGTCAAATGTTATGTAAAATATTTTGAAAATCTCGTCATTGCTGCGACCCTCAGCCCGTTGGTTGCCACCCCACTGTGCCATGTTGTCGCGCAATACCTTTTGTGATTGTTGTGTAGCGATCACTTCTTTGTGCTTCCTGCGACAATGTGCGTCGTTCCATTTACCACCCTGGTATAGTCCAGCTCTATATTCTTCAACCTGCACCTCTACACTACGATTAACAGCGTCAACTTCTCCGCGCATTGTCGCTAGTGTGTCCTTATGTAACTCAGTTAAATCACCATCAACGTGTTCTAATGATCGTCGCTCCACTGGCTCAGGATAATACCCACAATCAGGACATTCGCGTTTGAAACGCGGATATACAAACGTACAAGCGGGGCATGATTTAACAGTTGTTGGCACTGATTGTTGTTTTTTGGTCTTCCGTTCTAGTGTCCACTGTCGCGGTGCATCTGGTAGTCCATGCTTAGCAACGTTACCGACGTGATCGATGATCAATCCATGCTTCTTACCTTGCATTAAACGTAGCACTCTACCGAACATTTGCACGAATAAACCATAACTAGCCGTTGGTCTGGCCATGCTCAAACACTCAATGGCTGGTAAGTCGAAACCCTCCCCGAATAAATCCACATTGATCAACTGCATGTATTCTTTAGTTGCAAATTTACGCAATATAGCTGCTCGTTGATCACAAGGTGTTTTCGCATTGACCAGGACAGCCGGAACACCAACGCTATTAAATTGCGCCTCGATCTCGCGCCCTGTTTCCATATCCGGCACGAATGTAATCCCCAATTTACCCGGTGCAATACGTTGATAATGGGATACAACATCACCCACCACAGTTGATTTTTCATGCACAACCAATCCCGAATTAGCGACCGCTTCTGATATGCCTTTTTTGCTGTAATCACCTGATGCAGTGAGTTTCACCTCAGTTAAATCTAGGTCAGTGGTGACAGGTGCGAATATTCGATACTCTGTTAGATGACCATCGTTGATTAATTGGCGCATACTGCTACCAACGATCATTACATCCATGACACCATCGAACTCACGACCAAGACCGCGACCATCTGCTCTAAGTGGTGTGGCTGTAACACCCAACCCCTTTGCATTCGGAAACATTGAGACAGCTTTTCCCCACTTATTTTCCTTAGTCAGATGGTGGGCTTCATCTGTCACCCATAATTTAACAGTGGGCAACCAGTTTTTTAACTCATCACCACGTCGTATCAATGTATCAACACCAGCGACCGCTGTTTTAGCCTGGTGATTATAATAAGATCGACCGAATTGCAGCATGTGCATGCCAACGATCATTTTAATCACCTTCTGGCTACCGATGATTCTATGTGTGATTCCGTTTTTAGCCAATGCCAGTGATATTTGACTCACTAACTCTTGTCTATGTGCAATCACACACGACACAATCCCCTCAACTAATGATGATATGCATACCGTCTTACCTCCTCCCGTTGGTAAAACGGCAAGTATATTAGAAGCTCCATTAAGCCACGCATCGTTAATGCGTTGGTTTAACACCGTTTGATATTTTCTTAGTTTTATTGTTGACATGCCGGTCATGGTCGCATAACATGGCTACTCCGTCAAGTTCAAAACAAGGTTTAAATAAATGACTATTAAGATAGAAGTGGAAGATATTAGTGAGCTGTATCAGTTGTTAAGTTCAATGTCAGTTGCACCTGAACCAGTGGTTGTAGAGCCACCTGTTTCAGAATACCCACAGGGTACGTTCACAAGTCCTGAATGCCCTGGTGTCACCATAGATTTTGAGAAGACTGATGCGTTCGTCGTCACACCACCAGAACCAGAGGGATTCGATGTACAACCAGAATTATCAGGTCCAACAGTGGATAAAAACGGTGACGAGTGGGACGAGCGCATTCACTCACGTGGAAAAACGTTCAACCAGGATGGCACGTGGCGCATCAAACGTAAGCCTAATGACATAGACGAGTCGGAATGGCAAACGTATATCGATCAAATTAGACAGCCTAACTCGGTGCCTGAACATGAAATATTAAAACCAATTGACGAAGAAATAACATTTCCTCAGTTAATGGCAGTGATCACCGAAAAAATAACATCGGGCAGCGCAAGTACTGAAGAAATCGATTCAATGATCTATAAGCACGATATAAATAACGTTGCTGAATTGCTGAATAGCGATAAAACCCATTTGATACCTGTCATCTATGCGGAATTATCACAATGAACCCACCTCGCCCATCAGGCGCACACCAGTGGAGTGTGTGCCACGGCTCGCATCGTATGCAAGTCAACGCGCCAGAGCAGGAACCAAGCGAAGCAGCCGAAGAAGGAACGGCCGCCCACTGGTTAGCTGAACAGGTTCTAGACCACTGGTCAAAGCTAGCACCTATTGCACCTCTTAAGCAGGAATATGTCGGTTCAATGGCTGAAAACGATGTGCTGATAACTGATGAAATGTGGGACGGTGTCGATACATACGTTACAGATGTTTTAAAATCTGTAAGAGGAGGTGCCACATTGCCAGCGTTGCAAATTGAGCAGCGTGTTGACCTTGAGTTGATTTACCCTGGTATGTCAGGCACACCGGATGCTTATATATATGATGCTCAAGCTAATCATTTAACGGTCTGGGATTTAAAATTCGGTCATGGCTTAGTTGAGGTGATTAAGAATCCTCAGCTTATGATTTACGCTGCAGGGATAGTTTCGGCTTTGGGTCTGAGTGAAGTCAATATTACACTGAAAATCGTACAACCACGAGCCAGCCATCCACTTGGCTCAGTGCGAAAATGGCAGATTACCAGCAAACATTTAAACCCGTTGATTGCCGATCTTAGTGTTGCTGCACACCTTGCCATGGGTGAACAACCTAATTGCGTAAGTGGTACTCACTGTAGATATTGTTCAGCACGTCACCTGTGTCGATCACTATCAAGCACTGTTTATAACGCCATCGATGTGATAACAGAGTCTGTACCTATGACTCTTGATGAACAAGGTCTTTCTACCGAGCTGAAGTTGCTACGTCGAATGGAGCAGTTGTTTAAATACAGGCTGACTGCTATTGAATCGGAAATTGAGTCTAAATTACGCGGTGGTAGTGCGATACCAGGGTTCTCAGCAAAACAGAAACATGGACGTAAACGATGGAAGGCTGGCACAGATTTAAACACCGTTGCTATGGTTGGAGATTTAACGGGTGTTCAGTTACGCAAGGATATGCAACTTCTAACACCATCACAAGCGAAGAAATTAGGTATTGACGATGCGGTCATATCTTTGTATAGTGAGACTCCTGTTACAGGTTTTAACGTTGTCGAAGATGACACATTACAAGCACAAGAGGCATTTAAAAAATGACAGATTTAATTACATTTACAACACCCGTTGGTCGTATTGTTTCAGGCGATGTTTACAAAGGTAACGATAAGGACGCGAGTGGTGCGCCAAGGCTTATTAAGTCAGGCCCCAACGCTGGTCAACCAACAGTGCAGTTTTACATTGGTCTAGCGGTTGCTAAAACACCAAACGTGCCGTGGGAGCAGGAAGAATGGGGTGCTAAGATCATGCAAGTGGCCAGGGGTGGTTGCCCTGCGTTATTTGATCCGGCCACAGGTCAATTACTTCAAGGTCGAAACTTCGCGTTTAAGGTTTCGGATGGCGATAGTCAGATTCCCAACACCGTTGGTAAGAAGCCTTGTGATAACGAGGGCTGGGCTGGTCATTGGGTTCTGCACTTCTCGAACGGTTTTGCTCCGTCATGTTTCAATAATGATGGTACAGCACCACTATTAGAACCGATGATTAAACGTGGTTATTTCGTGCAAGTGAATGGTAGCGTTAATGCCAACACGAACATGCAAAACCCTGGTGTTTTTCTGAACCACAACATGATTGCGTTTAGTGGTTATGGTGATGAAATCAAAGGTGGTGCCGATCCTCGTGCCGCAGGCTTTGGGGCAGCACCAGCACCAGCAGGAATGAGCGCAACACCTCCGGCTGGTATGGCACCGCCTGCAGCACCGATGGCACCGATGGCACCGATGGCACCGATGGCACCGATGGCACCGCCTGCAGCACCGATGGCACCGATGGCACCGATGGCACCGATGGCACCGCCTGCGACAGACCTGATACAACCACCCGCTGAAGATCAATATGAATTGCAAGGTCGGGTGTTCAGTCGTTCTGAACTGTTGAGCATGCCTGGTTGGACTGAAGCGGCATTGGCTGGCTTGACCAAGGTCTGATAAATGAATATCTACGCTTATGACATTGAAACTTACCCTAACATTTTTACGTGTGCCATTGAGCATATTGCTACTGGCACGCATTGGATGTTTGAAATTTCTGACCGCCGCGATGACACACTTTCGTTTAAGTCGTTTATAGCAGACTTGCAAAAGTGTGGCGCTCAAATGGTGGGTTTTAATAACGTGGGCTTTGATTACCCCGTAATACATGCGATTTTAACCGGTGCATGTATTACGGTGGCTGATATTTATAACAAAGCTATGGCAATCATTAAAGGTGATTCATTTGCCCACGCAGTTTGGCCAGACGACAGGGCTGTAACGCAAATTGACTTGTTTGAAATCCATCATTTCGATAACAAAGCGCGCTCAACATCATTAAAGGCGCTTGAATTTGCGATGAGGATGGATGATATACAAGACCTACCGTTCCCCGTTGGCGTAGCGTTAAATGACGAACAGAAGGACGTGCTGATTAGTTATAACTGGCACGATATTAAAGCCACTGTTGAGTTTTATGAATTAACGTTGCATATGATTCAGTTCAGGGAGGTGCTATCAAAACGATACAACCGTGATTTTACAAACCATAACGATACTAAAATCGGCAAAGATTTTTTTGTCATGGAGCTGGAACGCAAGGGGATTGAATGCTTCAGTCGTGTGGGTGGTAAAAAACAACCCAAGCAAACACTAAGGTCATCGATTCACTTAAAAGATTTGATTTTTAATTATGTCGAATTCGTTAATCCTGAGTTCAATCGCATTCTAGATTACTTCAAAGGCAAAACAATCACTGAAACCAAAGGAGTGTTTAATGATTTAACCGCAACTATCGATGGTCTAGATTATGTGTTTGGCGCTGGTGGACTACATGCCAGCGTTGACCGTCAATTAGTGGTAAGCAACGAAACGCATACCGTTATTGACGTGGACGTTGCCAGTTACTATCCAAATCTAGCCATACAAAATGGTATGTATCCCAAGCATCTTGGGCGTGAATTCTGTGATATTTACCTGGATGTTTACCAGCAACGTAAGACTCACGCAAAAGGAACGCCTGAAAACGAATCGTTAAAACTGGCACTTAACGGTGTGTACGGTGATTCAAATAATAAGTACTCACCGTTCTACGATCCAGCGTATACCATGATGACCACCATCAATGGTCAGTTGTTGTTGTGTATGTTAGTTGAGGAATTGTTACGCATACCAGGCATGGAAATAATCCAGTGCAACACGGATGGCGTAACGTACCGTTGCCCGAATGCTCGCATCGCTCAATCAAGGGTGATCTGTAAGAAATGGGAGCAACTGACACAACTAGAACTAGAAGAAGCACAATATTCTAGGTTCTGGATTCGAGACGTTAATAATTACATTGCAGAGTACGCTGGTTCCGGTGATCTGAAACGCAAAGGAGCATACGAGTACGACAGGGAGCATCACCAGAATCAATCAGCAATGGTGGTTGCCAAAGCGGTAGAGCAACACATGGTGCATGGTGTGGATGTTCGTGAATTTATCACATGCCACACCAACGCTTATGATTTTTGCTTACGCGCTAAAGTGCCACGTTCTAACCGTCTAGTGCTGCGTTGGGCGCAATGGGGTGTGGATATGCCACAGCAAACATTGACTAGATACCACGTTGCAAAACAGGGTGGGTCACTGGTGAAGATAGCACCCAGTCGTGGTGTGGTTGGTCATTATAAACGGGCCAATAAATTAACCGATTCTTATTATAACGAGGTGTTACAGACCATAGGTGTTGGCGTATGGGATGAGCGCATACACACGAAAAATAAAGCAAAGTACGAAGGAGATGTGGAAACGGGAATTTCCACAGGTCACAGCGTTGCAGAGTGTAATCGCATGAGCGCGTTTGATTGGAATAATTTGAACTACGAATATTACATTAACGAAGCAAACAAACTAATAATAAAATGAGAGTAAACTAATGGGTGATCCGAAAATATTAAATCATGAAAATAAAGAAGCGGTCGCGTATGCCAGAGACGCGCTTAAGCCTGGCGAATCGATTAAAGATTACGTGAATATATCAGTTCAACGAATAGATATGGTCATTTCACGATGCGATAACCGGTTTCCATATTGGCGAGAGATGAGAAAAAACGTTCTACGTAACGGGGGCATGATTGTCTAAGACATTCCCCGACCCATCTGGCGCATAAATCGTTTACCTTTGTTGCGTCTGGTGACTTACCAGCAAAGCTACCATAAGGCATTCGGATACAAGCGTACAAACCTAGTCTAGTTCTAGCCATTTACACAATCACTATGTTGTTGCCACTTGGGGTTGCGGCTTCCCACTCAATGACACCAGCATACGCACGATTAGCGCCTGTAATTTCTATCTAACTTCTGATTAACCAGTATAAAATCTTGCTTGCTTTCAGCTCTCAGCGATTTAATTTCTTGCTTAACTTCAGTAAGTGACGCAGCTTCAAGGCGTTTATGCTCTACTAAATCCCCAGCCACTGTATCAACAGATTGCTTATTTAAATCAACTCGACCGCTGATATTGAACATTAAACTAATCGATGTTCCACCGATTATAAGAACTGTCAATATGTCGCTGACAGTGATTGATTTATCAAGTCTCATCACCACATGCCATTCTTACGTGCTTCACCACCGCCGCGTGCCCAGGTTGCAACCCACCATGTAACACGTCGAACCCATCGTCCCTCTTCGCTCAAAATATCTGAAAGAACGGTTGATGCCTGCCAGTTGTTACATTCAGAGTTATCGCTCCATTTGCCTGTATTGCAGAGTTGATCATGCACCCACCAGCCAAGTGAGTTAATATCAAAGGCGCCGGTTGCGCCGTCTGAAAAATCACCACGTTTCATGTAAACGGTTTTATTATAACGAGGACTATAATACGATACATTCTGATCAAGTATGTAACCACGCCGCTCATCATCCCAATGGTACGCAGGAATTCTATTCATCCTGTTATGGCTTTAAGTTTAGCCATCTTCTCTGCAAGGTCTGCTTCCATCTTACCAACTGCAGCCTCACGTTTCTCAACAGCTACAAGCATGTTTCTAGCCAGGCTTGCGTCTTCCGAGGCTTTCTTTTTAGACACACCGAAAGCTTTCAATTCAGCAGTGCGATGAGTAGTGAACTCCTCCACATCCTTGTCTAATTGAGACCTGTCGTTATCCACAGCCATTCTATCGATCCTTGCTGTTTCAGCCATCTCTTTTGCATAGGCTAATTCGCTAGCCGCTGCCAAGTCCTTCTCATCGGCTTCAGCAATTCGATTGTTTGCAATTGATACAATCTCCTCATACTCTTTTACGAGTTTAGCGATTCGTGTACTTTCAGCCTTTTGAGCTTTTAGATTCTTTTTAGAATCAGAATTAGTAAGCGCGGCAACCAATTCATCAGCAACCAATTCAACAAGCCAGTCCAACGTGTTTAATGTTCTGGGATCAATAGCCATTATGCGTCCTTCACTGCGATTTTAAGTGATTGATTAGGTCTAACTGAAAAGGACTCACTGGATTCTAATGCTATTCGAGTGCTAGACCCGTCCGCTATTGGCGCAGTACCAAACTCAATACGTGCAGCAGTTGTGGATATTACTCGAACGAATGTTGTCTTAGCGTTGAGTTCCGCACTGGCAACCGATGTGGTGGTGCCTGTAATTTCCTGAACGGCTAAGGGCGGCATGACCCCTGTGGGTGTAACTCTGTTGGCAACGTCTTTTCCCTGTTCCGCAAATTCCGTGATATTCAATACAGCCATAATTATTATCTCGCGTAAGTTTCATAAATTTCGACGAAACTCAAAGGATCGCCTTTGCCCAAGTATGTATTATAATGTTTCTTCCAATACTGGGCTAGTCCTGGAATATCAGTGCTTTCCGGTAATGCTCGTGGTATACGATAGTATACCAGCCTCGCAATGGCGGTGGAATACGGTAAGTTACCGACTAAATCTGAACATTTATCTTCTCGCATAGTGGCGCGATGACTTAAAAGCTCCACTGTTTTATCTCTCAGATGAGGGCTGAATGTTAGAAAGCTGCGCCATATATCATCGTGCGTGGTGGGTTCAATCTGATATACACTGAGTGCTGGGCCGCCTCGCAACTGCTTCAAGTACTCAAGACGTGATTCAACCAACGCGGTACCAACTAACAGGTTTTCAGCAGAGCGACTATATAAGCCCATGTGTTCTAGAGTGGGTTTTATAATTAATTCTCTGAACTGCTGGACATGGATCATAAGGCTGCTATGTCCAGTGCTGCTTGATCACGGATAGCTTTGATTGCACCAAGGTCAGCTTTCAATGATGTCTCCTTGCCCGGATCATCAGGTCGCCCATTGTTCTTACCATCCAGTAAATCAACTGCATCAGCCAAGGCTTGAATACGTTCATCTAAAGTAAGAATGTCATTAATATCCGACTCAGCTTGGCCCTTGATTGCGGCGGTTTGTTGAGCAAGTACCTGTGCGTCAGTGGGTTCAGGTCTAGGAGGTGCAATATATTCACTAATACCATCAGCTAATGCGGACGCTAATTCATCACTAGGAAGATTCTTAAGGTTTCCGTAAGTCATACCGGAAGTACCTATCAGCATCTTATAGCCAGTCTTGCCATTACTATCTCTGTACATAATCTATATCCTATTATCGTGCGAATGGGTTGCAGGCGAATGCTAGATATGTGTAGACTCTGCCTGACCCGTTATGGGTAGTGATCGTCCCTCTGACCTTGAACCCGTTACTCAAGAAGTCTACGTCTGAGGTAGATCCTGTAGTTTCAATAGCTGACGAGTTGGTAACTAAACGAGTACTGTTAGGGTTTACTGGTTGACGGGTACCGTCCAGTACGCTCCAGCTTTCTAAACCCGTTGTTGACTTAATAAGTATATAACTAGGTCCAAAGCCAGTGTAAACAAATGGACCATCTGCCGAACCATTACCGGTATATGTGGAGGCTTTACTGAAACCTTCAATGTCTGTGAAGCAATAGGCAACATAAGTCCCGCCACTGGCATTAACATCTGTGCTAGTACCAAGACTAAATACTGATGGGGTTGGTGCAGTATCATTCCAGAAGGTTGTTGAAGTTGACGGGGCTGCAGTAGTGTTAAGTACCCCTGCTTTAGTAGCACCAAGTCCTGTATGGAATACTTTCCATGATCCGGTAGTATCAAGTCTCTTAACCATCCAGAATGTAGGCGTTGCACCAAGCCCATGACCTACAGTAGCACCACCCGTACCATTACCTGTGTACGTAACAACAGACATGCCATTAGAAGTATTTGCTGATGTAGTGGAGGTTATAGTACCATTAGTATTTGAAGCACTGGAGTTGTTAAATCTGAATAACCATGCAACATAATCCTCAGTATTAGTATTAACCTTTACGTCAGCACCTACTGTTATACCATCAGTATCAAATGATAGTACTGTGTCTGCATCAGTTACTTCAGCACCCGAAGTATCAGAAGATATGATCTCTCCTACACCCCGTACAGAGTCAGTAAGTACGTGACTGTCAGTAGCATCCCTGTTCTTAATCCATGCTAAGTCTGGTTGGAATCCAGCACCTGTGATTGCTAGTGAGGCAGAACCATCACCAGTGTACAGAACAGGTGTCATGTGTTCCTGTGGGTTAACGTCTGCTGCTGCAAGAGTAGTACTGTCTAACTCAACGAACCCTGTTGGTGGTGTATGAGTAAAGCTTTCTTCTGTTAGTTGTGCGGTTACTGTGTTACTGAATAACCCAAGTGCTAAAGCATAACCTTTGAAGTCTGTTGTTGATACAGGGTTAGCACCAGTAGAAGGGTTACCTGTTGTGGTTCCACCACTGTCAAAGTAGGTGTCATTGATACCAAACCACATCTTATTGTTGTCTAAGTCTATTGCCACTTGCATGACATCACCGGCAGTGAATGTACCAAACGTGAATAGTGTTGATGCCCCCTCACTGACACTACCAGAAACACTTGAGTACATGATGATACCATCAGCAAATTGAGTGACGGCAGTGAGATTAGCAGGTGTTGCTGCTGAGGCTATACCAATGCTGGTTGCTGATGATCCGTTGGTTGTTGTTAGCACCACGCCCTCAAAGTAATACTTCCCTGAGTTAGGTAAGCCTACTGTACCCATAGCTTTCTGGTGTGCTGCACCACCAGCCATAACTGTGTTACCAACTGATAAGGTCAGACTTGCGTTAGCCTCCAGTGGGTTGATGGTTGCATTGTTAGCAGTAGGGGAATCAGTTGATTGTGTTACACCAGTGTTAGTCCAGTCATTGTTATTACCAGACACATCTTTACCAAGGTCAGCACCATCCTGGAAGTCAAGGTAGAAACCATTGTTCCCAAAGGTCAGACCACTCACATCAATAGGTCGCCATCTACCTGATGCAGAGAACTCACCGAAATCAGAAGGTGATAATGCTTGACCGTCGACGAAGCTCATCTCAGCAACGTAACCTTTCATATTCACAGCACCAGAGAACCTTTTACCTAGATTTGCTGTTAATGCTGAATTGAAAAACGTTGAAGTATTTAAACCTAACCCACTACCTGAGAAATTAGTAGAATTTACCAACTGCCCATCTATGAACACTTTATACCTATCAATCGAGTTAGCTTGGGTGGTATCAAGAACAGTTAAATAATGTACCCAGTCACTTAAGTCTCGTTGTAGTGCATCAGATAACAAGAACGCTTTGTCAGTCAAGGCATTCAATCTGAACCTACTCCCGAATTTTGCCGATGATGCAAAGTGGATATCAGCAAATGCTGCGGATGAAGTACCGAACGTTATTATGTTAGACGTGCCTAATTCGGTTTGCTTGACCCAGCAACTAAACGACCATACCTTATTATCAGTGGGCGTGGCGAAGCTGCGAGTCATAAACTCTGCACCATCAAACAAACCAGAGTTAGTTACTGCGAACCCCGCGTCACCCCCAGCAGCACTTGGTAATAATGAAGGTTTGAGTATCATGCAGCCACCGCTTCAATTTGCACTGTTGCCAGTGCTGCCGTATGCCTCACTACAACTGCCATGTAGGTTGTAGATGCTGCTAATGTTGGTAGCGTACCAATGGCTTTAACGCCTGTACCTAAATTAACTGCATAGCCGCCTGTAGCATCAACGGTCAATACGATGTAGCAGACACCTTGACCATTAGTTGGTAGATTAATTTGTACAGTACCGACAACAGCTCTAGTCTTAATAGCTTCAAGCGCCATGTCTGGTGCTATAGTGTCACTTGCTAATACCTCAACGTCTGTAGTGAAACCTACTGTTAAGTTGTCAGTCACCGCAGGTTTAAGTACTGTAACGTTTTCAATATCAGTGCCTAGCGCGTTCCATGCTAAGCCCTTATTAGCAGACGCTGCAGGCATAGTGAATTTAAATTCAATGGCAGTTGCTGCAGCGTTGACACCGAGTACCTGGTTGGCGACCAGGGTGGGTAACAGTGTTGTGTCCAGTGCCGTTTGACTGTAATTCTGTAACGCGGTGCCTGCAGAATTCCATCCCAGTAACTGGTCTGCGACGGTGGTCGGTAAACTATTGCTGGTAGTCGTATCACCCGCAGATAACGTTAGCGCCCGTTCATTGTTAGAGGCATTGTCTTGTGCGATTAACGTTAATTTATCTAAAGCGCCCTCGTGTGTTTCAGCAGGGAACGTATCGTTAGATTGATAATCAACAGCTTGGTCTAATGTGGTGGCTCTGGATATTACTAAAGTCTCACCAGTTGCAGGGGCTACCAGCATGGTAACGGTGCCGCCGCCCGCGTCACCTTCGCCCGTGGTTGTGTAATTAGTGGTTAGCACCTGGGTGGTTTCAACCCCTGTTGCATCGACTACTAATATAACCACTAGGTGAGCTTCACTTAGAAATAAATAAGGATATGAGAACGCTGTTGTTGAACCATTACCATCATGGCTTATTCTGCTTTCTGTCGTTGATACTGTCATTTTGTGTTAATCCCTAAGCTTTTATTAACCGAACCCTCTACGGCATTAATGCCTTGTTCAAACCATTGCAGATTTTGAAGCCACATTAACCGCCGCCCTGCGTGTACTTGGGACTTGCTCATATCTTCTTGCCCTGTCAAGTGACCGAACACCCCATTACTGAAACTAAAAGTATCATTTATTATACCAGCAGAAGGCCCTAAAAGAGCACCAGCAGTATTACGAATTGACATTCTAGATAATGGTTTTCCACCAACCAGTGCGTCAGTAGATAATGTGCCATGTGTCAATCTAGACATTGCACCATCTAACTCAAAGAACCAACCAGTTACACCCGATCTATCAACACCCTCACGAATCCATATTCTTGGATCATCACTAGGTTCTTTGCCTGCTTCTTTAGTCTTAACGTAATATATCATCATGCCAAGTGACACCATAGTCCATAGCCCATTCACGGCTGCAAGATCGTGCTCTTGTGCACCGCGCACTAAAGTCCTCTGAACACTGGCAAACCCGAAACTATCAAATTGTCCCGCCATTTTTCCGAATTCACCGTGCTTACCTTTAACCCACAAGGGTTGATCAAGCCCAGGCGTAACAATGGTACTATCCACGTCCTTGTTTAATGCCGAACGGTATATCTCAGATAAGAACGAATATTCTGAGTCCCACTTGCTTACGTTTGGTAAGTGTTGAGCTCCTTCCTTACCTCCATGTTTCTCTATCTGTGCTGCTATTGCCCTTGCTGTACCACCATCTATACCCAAGTGATTCAACCATGTTGCATCACGGTTGGTAATCTTTCCTGTGACATGACCCTTTAAGGCTCTATCTAAACGATTCATTGTCAGCATCCCTGCTGATGTTTTCATTATGGTATTCCATGCGGCCATACCTGTGACTAATCCAAACCTATCGGATACAGCACCTAACGCCCTCTCGTACTTTGAACTTCTAAGGAAATCATCTTGAATGTTCGCAACGGCCCTGGCTTTGGTGTTCAAGATCATGTCCAACCCTACACCCAACTCTCTAAGTTGAGATTTAGACATATTGATCGCTTTCCAATTGCTCATTAAATCCACAACTAAATCTTTATAAATTCTGGTATATCCATTCTTCATCACTAGACCGCCCATATCAGTCAGAGAAGATGCAACCATTTTGCCCAACTTAGTCACATAGCTATGCTGCCTTAACGCTCTACCAACTCTAGGGACAATATCCGCTGGATTATCAGGCATGCCATAAGTACCACGGAGCTGACCAACCATAGCCTCAATATCTTCTAAACTGCTAGCACGTTGCTTTTCCAAAGTTTGCAATCGACCGGGTTTATCAGCAATCTTACTCATCTGCTTGTAAGACACACCCAACTCATCTTCCAGTAATTCAAAGTGTTCCCTATTTCCAGAGTCCTTGAGTTGCTTCAACTGCTTATATGTTTTATCAAAATCTCGAATATAGTCGTGCCATATTCGAGCGGCTTTATCAAACAACTTAGCACCTGTCGGATCACCTTCAAACATAGAGTTCCCAGAGAGTGTCACATCAGGAACAACTGACCTATGATAAGCATTTAATATCTGATCAATATCATTCACCAAGAATTTCTCGACATCAGCGTCTTGAAGTAAATCAGACCTTCGCTTTAAGAATCCACTAGGCCCCATTCCTTTAGGTGCAGAAGGCATCATTTCCTCATGGGCAGCATAAGGTATTCTACCCCTAGGAGTAGATACAATATGATTCATAAACACGTCAGCTTGATCTTTCAAACCTTGGTCTTGAATACTCGCTGCGAATTCATCAATTATTTTACCTTTCCTGACTGCCGCCAACTCATCTAACGCATCATCCATTTCTTTACGTAAAGTTTCAGTAGCTTGTGCAATAGACTTCTTGATGGCTTTGCTAGCCGCCCTCTTAGCCTCTCTACGAATCTCCCTTTCCATCTCTTTAGCTGCAATATCGGGAGCACCGCCTGATGTAATAGCCGCAATTCTTTTCTGCAATGCTTTACGCTGACTGCCCATGCTCTTTTTAAACGATTCTTTAAAAGTGGCTGAAGCAGTGGCATTTATACCGGCTTGCGCGGCTGCAATTTTAGTGGCAATTTTATTAGCCATTTGAGGTGACATTTCACCCTCCGTGGCTTCAGCAATAAGTTTGATGATGTCGTCTCTTGAAAAGTCTGCAATATCATCAGTGAGCTTATCGGACATATTATTTAAAAAATCATCATCGAACAGTTTACTAATATCATCTGCTGATGTTTTTAAAACATTAGAAATCTCTGCCTGTCTAGCAGCATTGGCAGCGGCCTGAGCATCCTTACCCGCCTTAACTTGCATTTGGTGTGGAGTCTTTAACTTTACACTTCGACCTGTAACCAATGCCTCGCTCAATGATGCTACAGCCTGTTCAAACTCATCCTGAACAACCTTCGGAAGTGTATTTTCAATAGCTTTTGTAGTGGCCATTACCTCGGCGCGTCTTGCTTTGATAGTGCGTTTTAGAGCCGCTTCCTTCTTGGGAACACTCTTCAATCGTTTTACAGCCTTGGCTTGTTCACTACTCAATGCCCCGATTACTATCTTTCTCAACTCTTCACGCATGTCAGAGTCATTCAATTTCTCAGGATCCCACATTCGAGTCAAATACCGCATTGCAGTTTTAGTGTCAGGTTTGGATTTGAACAACCCTGAATCGACAGCTAATTGAGCGAAGTGGTCGAAGTACTTACCTGATATAGTGTCCGCCGCCTCTTTGGCAAACTGATTGCCAGTTGTACCAGGATTTCTAACTTCCTGACTAACCATTTCCCTAAATTCAGCAGGTGATTTTAATTGTCGATCCTTCTGAGTCATTCGAGTTAGTGAATTTCTAGCCCAGTCGCCCATCTTCTTACCACGACCCTGAACATACTGAGAATACATGTCATCGACTTTACCCAATGATGC